CCCCCGAATCGACAAGGGCCGCGAGGCGATCCCAAGCGGCGTCAACCTCGTCGTTGACGGAATCGACGAAGGCGAAAAACGCCTCCATCTCGGCGATCTCCGCAGGGGAGAGCGCGGCAATTTCTTCGGCAGCAGTGCGGGGGAGGAGGTTAATCAGGTTCATGCGAAACAGAATGAGACTTTTTTCGATGCGGTCAACTTTTTTCTGCGATTTTTTTTTCGATTTTTTTTTATTTTTTTCTTGACACGTTTTCTGCGTGGAAAGTTTGCGCGATTTTCTACAAAGATTTTTGTTGACAGCAGGGCGCCGGGCCAGGCCCGGTTGGGGAAAATTCCCCACCTCCACCCCCCCCCACTATATAAAGCCCTATATAAAGCCTTATATATTATTTACGGAACCAGCGCACAACTGTTATATTGCCACTCGGTATAACAACTATATATTCCTCGAAAATTGCTTTTGCAATTTCGAAGCGGGTGCCGCTTGTCGCGTTTGCTTGCTGCGCAGCGAAGGCCGCAGCGCAATCCGCACCGCGAGCAATTATCTGAGACGCCCAACCGTAATGCATTTGTTTTTTCATGCTGCTACCATAACAGAGAAACGGCCCCGCGCAAGTTTTTTTTTCGCATTTTTTTCGATTTTTTTTCGCATTTTTTTCTTGCAAGTGTGCGCGCTGGGTGTATCTTTCCCGCATGAAATTAAATCTCCTATCGGTTGGCGCGGATGCTAAGACAAGCAAGGGCGAGGCTTTCGGATGGCTCACGGCTATCTTGTACCTTGCGCCAGCGCGCCAAGCTGGGCGCGGCGAAGTTTGCACGCATCGGTCAGTCGGATGCACCCTCGCGTGCCTTTACACGGCAGGGCGTGGTAAGATGTCCAACGTGCAGCAAGCGCGCATTCGCCGCACTCAATTATTTTTCGATGACTTCGCTACCTTTAAGGCTCTTCTCTTCGCTGACATTCGCGCATTCGTTGCAAACTGTGAAAAGCAAGGGATGCGCGCTTGTGTTCGCTTGAACGGTACAAGTGACATCGCATGGGAGCGGCTGGGCGTGTTCGCTGCGTTTCCTAGTGTGCAGTTCTACGACTACTCGAAGAGCCCAATTCGTGCCTTGCAATTTGCTAAGGGTGCAATGCCGAGCAATTACCATTTGACTTTCTCGCGCAGCGAAAGCAACGAAGCGCAAGCGGTTGACGTTCTCCGCGCAGGTGGTAACGTTGCGGTAGTGTTCGCGAACTACCTTCCCCCAACGTGGCAAGGCTTCGAAGTGGTGAACGGCGATGAAAGCGACTTGCGTTTCCTTGACAAGCGCAACGTGGTGGTTGGCCTCAAGGCGAAAGGCGCAGGCAAAAAAGATGCAACTGGGTTTGTGGTGGTAGCAACCCTATGAGCGCCGAGCTTTTCCCTCTTCTTCTTTTCTTAGTCCTTGCCTTTGCGGTACTTAGGCAACGGCACAAAAAAAGATAAAAAATTCCTTGCAATGCGGGGCGCGTGTGCTATCTTAGCAGCATGAAAAACAACAAAGAAAACAACTTCTGGAACCAAGTGATTGCGGGCCTTACCGCTCAATCAACCGAAGCGGAATTCAACAAGCAAGTTGCCGCAAACGTGTTCGCGATTCGCCTTGCTGATTGCAACGGTGACGCAAAGCGCGCAAGGAAAGCAACCACTTGGTTGCTCTCTTATGACGAAGATTTCTGGGGAAGTGCTGAGTGGGAGTTTCGAAACAAATTCGGATGCAACCCTAGCAAGTAAGGGTAACACCCTCCCCCATTAATTAAAAATCGCGACCTGCGTTTCTGTGGGGCGCGGCGGGGGGTGGTATTTAGTCCGCTCTACCCCAATTTTAACCAACCATAAACCTTATTCTTTATCTTCCTATCTCTTTACCTATATATAAGTCATTATACCTTGTTAATGTACAATATATGATACATTATACCAACCCCCCCTATCCTCTCCCACCCCTATGTTGTACGTTTTGGGTATTTTTTATTTCTTGGCTATAGCAAGGTAGCCTAATGTTAAGATCAATATAAGAACAATAATCAACCAATCTGTTTCTAGATCGTTGTTCTTCTTCACGGAGGTATTTACACCCCCGCCCCCATTTATAGAAAATGGGGAAAATTCCCCAATTCTATTTGTTTAGGCAGACCGGGAAACCGGGGAGGGTCATTTTACCAATGGTGAATAATATTAATTATAAGGGCAACATCCGCAATGATTGCCAAAATCATTAGTGCAAACTGCAAGCGTTCACTTTTAGTGTCAAGTTTCATTTCTTTTTTTTATTTAAAATCTTAATTAACTCTCCAACCTTAATCAGTTTCCCTTCGTGGAGTGTATAATGCTCCTTCGGTATTCTCTGTAGTAATTGAGTTAGATCCATATAAGGTTTTAGTTAAACGGTCAATTTCTTCTTGGTCAAAAGGAAAGCGTTGGCCCCCGCGATATTCCTTTACTTGAATATAGCTTGGGACTTTATTTATGGTTACACAACGGAGAAACTCTACCTTGCGGCGATTCTCTCTAAGTGTCAAATTATCAAACAAATAAACAAACTCTGCTGGCTCCAAATTAATTGATGGGGATTGGATATGCTCGCGAGCATAAATGTCATCCAGCGCGAAATTAAATTCAAAAAGCGCGTTCATCGCCTTTGCATACTCATAAGTGGCAATGGTTAACATGCGAACCTCTCCGATCTCGCGGAGTTTAGCGAGGAACTCCTTTGCGCCGGGTCTCAGGGATGTTTTATAAAAACTTCCTTCAATTTCCACTGGCACTGCACACTTGCACGGTGTTTCGTGATAATCATAAGTGTGAATTAATGTCTCGTCCAAATCAACGAATATGTATGGCTTCATGTCTTTATTCCTTAAATAAAAATGATAAATATTATATCCATCTCTCGGATCGATGTAGATGGTAGGATATTGTAAATAGGCCATCTACTAGTTTACACTAGTAGCTTTCTATGCCGTTTCTTACAAATCTTAAAATTGAATATATTGATTCTCTATAATCTTTAACCGCATGAGGATACAAGCAAGAACTAATTAAGAAAACTATTGTCATTATTGCAACTAGAATCAGACCAATGCAAGCCCTTACTGGCATGAAAAGATATCTGATTAAATGTTCGCTCATGTCCAAAAGTATTGTCTATACTTAGCTATCCATATGATCATTTCCTCGTCGAGCTTTTCAATCTTTTTTATTTTCTTGGCCCATAGATTGGGCTCTTTTTTAAAGGGAAACCCATTATCTTTGCTAAGTAAATCAGCAACTTCTTTAGTCATCTCTTTTCTGGTTACGGTAACATAATGATAATACTTTTTTAAATCTCTTTCGAATTGACCCCTTTTATTTCTCGCTTTGAGTTGAGATTCAAAATGCTCAAAATACTTTTCGCGCTCAACAAGTTCTTTTATGATTTGGATATTAAAATTGATGATAATTTCTGGCAAATCTTCGTAGCGAGAAGGGAACACAATGTTTCTCATCTCTGTTCTGGGGTTTTTGACGTAATGCTTTAACTTCCACCAAAAATCATTGATTTTTCTTTTCAATATCCAATATTTAACAACAAGAAAATTTCTAAAGAAATATTGAACTGGGTAATTCTTTTTGACCTTGTTATCAAACGTTTCCCAATCTTCCATAGAAAGAGCGAATGGTTTAACGTAAGTTTCGCTTGGCCAATACCAAACCTTTTTTGTTTCTATTTCTAGCTCTTTCATATATGAAAGCACCTCATCTTGCTAGCGAACCTTTCAACCATATCCCAAAAACCTATCCATATTTTATAATGCAAGAAACGATAGAATTTAGTATAGAAGAAATATTTGTTGATCCAGCGCTTTTGTTCTTTTTCTATCTTTTCCTTCATTTCAGTTTCGCGAGCTTTTTTTTCCGCGTTGTCGGTCTTTTCGAATTTAAATAATTCTATTTTTTGCAATTTACTGTCGGTAAAAACCGCTTTGAACTCCACCCAACAATCCCATTTGTCTTGAACATTCATAAGAAATTCATAAAAATAAATCTCTCCGTGAAAGTTTAATTTGTCAAAGTAAGGATCTGTTCTTTCCATGTGTCCAATTCTATCAACGACGCTCTTGGCTTTTTTATCTCCTTCGATCCATTTTTCGGTTTTGAATTTTTCTTCAAACAGTTCACCATTTTGAATAATGTAATGGGACATTGTGCAATCTAAATCCTTCGTTTGGAAAGATAGGTTATTTTTATTTATGCCAAGGTCAATCATTTCCTGTGAAAAAGGAAGATCACCCGAAACAGAGATAGTGTCGAACATGCCCATATTATTTTTTAGTTAATTTGAATGTCCCGTCAGATTGTTCAGCCCAAATGATTTCATCGCCAACCTTCCAACCCAAACCATCCATCAAGACTTGAGGAATCTCAATGAATTGATCGCCGTTGTCAAGAGTTTTTACCGGCACCGTAGCTTTTTTAGCAAAAATTTCGTCCCAGTTTTTTTGGAACTCTTCTTGGGAAACAGAAAATGGTCTAGGTTTTGATCCTTTACCGTTCATACTTAATTATAATTCTTATAGTCTGGAGAGTCAAAGGCTTTTTCCAGAAATTCCATCAAACCATCGCTGAATTTATTGTCTGCCGTTACAGAATCAAACCAAATATCTCGTCTTTGCAATTCTTCAAAGACTCTATTATGGATCGCCTCAAGGTCTTCCATATAAACTTCGCGGCTGACTTTTAATTTCTTTTTAGATTTCATGTTACGGTTACTATAGAGAATTTTTTGTCTTTGTCAACATCAATTACCAAAGGTTTATTGGCGGGCATATACATTTCGTCGAGAACAGAAGCATTTGCGTAAATTGTTTTTGGCATAACAAAGCTATTGCCACCAGAAAAGTGGATGTGCCCAAACACATGAAGCTTTGGTTGAATTCTTAAAGTGGCCTCAAACAAGTCAACGCAACCAACACTTTTATAAAAACCTTTTGACTGAGGAGCAACATCACAAATCTTATGTGGTGGTCCGTGAGTAATTAAAACATCAGTTCCTTTGGGAATCATGTCCCAATGTTTTTTAATAGACTCGCCGCGATCACGGTTAAAAGCCCAGTTAAAAAAAGTTGGTTGTACAGGACTGCCCCAAAACTTTAAGCCTTCTAATTCGATCCCAGAATCTTGAAGATAATGAACCCTATCAGGCATAGTTCTTAAAAAAGAATCTATGTCAGAAGGATTGCCTTGCTCAAAGTAAAGATCATGGTTGCCAGCAATGAAAATTTTATGTTTGTGCGGGTGCGTGCCAAACCAATTGACGAATTTTAATGCGTCAATGTATTGACCATGAGAACAGAAATCTCCGCAATGGATTAAAATATCTCCATCTGGAACCTGCATCCCAAGATGGGAGCCATGCGTGTCTGACATTACGACTAATCTAGTCATAAATATTATTTTACTTAAATTTTTTCATTTGTCAATAGATTTTGAGAAAAGTGTAAAAGATTTAGATGGAAAAAGAATTCAACGCATTCATTTCTGAGAACTCAGTGCTTCTTGTCGCTGGTGTAAGTTCTTTGCTTTTTAAAGAATTTATAATCAATATTGTCAAAAGTTTACTTTTTAGAATGACAGCGGGGTTAAAAGAAGACGATGTATTGATCTTTTGGGACGGGTCGAAAAATCCTGCACGCATCGTGAGAATTGGCTGGCTTTCGACTACTTTGTTTCTTTATGATGTAAATGAACAAGGCATCGTAACTGGTGGTCACAGAATAACCATGCAAAATGTTAAACTTGAAAATGTTAAGTTGTTGAAGAGATTATCTATGATTGACGAAGCAGACTTGAAAATGTTTAAAAAGGACAAATAATAATTTGTCATGCCTTACGTTTCGTACAATAACGTTAAAGCTTACGTTTCTCTTGGAGATGGGTCATATGCTTCTACTATTAGTATTCCAAATACATTATTTGCGACTGATTTCAATGCGAGTAACACAACTCAATTAAAAAGAGTAAAAAGAATTGGTCAAGAACTTGATTATTATATACAGACTGGTCCCAAAAGTGCGTCTATTTCAACAACAGTTATTCCTATAACTGGAGTTGGTCTTAATCAACTTACTAGATTTTTGTCCTTAACTGGAGATTTTACAAATGGATCTTATATTAGAGCTAATTCTTATACTTTTCAAAAATGTTTTTTAAAATCTTTTGGATTTTCTCTTGAGCCCTGGAAACCACTTGCAGTTGAAATGCAATTTGATTGCTATGGATTAGAAGATGGAGTTTTAGATTATGTGGAGGCGGGCACTTCAGAAAGTGGAATTATTTCTCCATTAAGGGGAATGAGTGTTACTATTTCTGCTCCAAATTTTACTCAAACAATAAATCAATACGAAAATTTAAATTTTAATGTTGAAGTTGATCGCGCTCCAAATTTTGAAATTGGTGGAACTTATCCTGCCAAAGTAAGTGTTTCTAAAATCACGAAATCGTTGCAAATTAACGGTATATCCAACATTGATTGGCTTTCTGATTATCAACCTAATACTACTGTTTCTGTGACAGTGGGAATGCCAGATGGCAACTCGTTTTCAGTTGCTGGCGTGCTGAGTTCACAAAGTTTCTCAGTAGATGGCAATGGTGTAGCAAAAGGAGGGCTACAGATAGTCGAAGAGATGGTGTAACTTTATGGCAAAAAAGCCCAAGAAAACAAAGTCGGCATCTACGGAAGTAATTATTCCGCAGATGAAAACAGAAATAAAATTCAAAGAACGCAAATTCAAATTCACTGAGAAACAACAACAATTATTAAAAATACTTTTAGGAGACGAGACCAAGATAGTCTTTATCGCTGGACCAGCGGGAACTTCAAAGACTTTTATGGCAGTCTACGCGGCACTTAACCTTATTAACCACAATGAAAAAGATATTATCTATATTAGAACCATCGCTGAAAGCGGTGAAAAATCTCTTGGTTCGCTGCCAGGAACAGTTGGCGAAAAGTTTCAGCCATATCTGCTCCCTCTTGAAGACAAAATTCAAGAAATAATCGAACCAACTGATGTTCATCGCTTAAAAGACGATGGCAGAATTTCTGCAACTCCCATTAACTTCCTGAGAGGCAGCACTTTAACAGATAAAATCGTAATCGCAGATGAAGTGCAAAATTTCACCTTCAAGGAAATCACAACCCTGCTTACTAGAGTCGGGGATGGGAGTAAAATTTTCCTATGCGGAGACTTTATGCAATCAGACATCAAAGGTAAAAATGGATTTATCGACTTTTACAATTTATTTTCAGACGAAGATTCCGCTCAACACGGCATCTTCTCGTTTGAGTTTACAGAAGAAGATATAAAAAGAAGCGAAATTTTAAAATTCATTGTAAAGAAGATTAAGAATATTAATAGTCATGAAGAGACAAGAAGAAAAGCTGTCCCTTTTGAGCAATTGGGCTAATTTAATTAAGATTATGGGCGGCATGGCTATTGCCGCCCTTTTATTTTACTTAAATGCTACTTATGTAAAAAGAGATGACTTTTTGCCCGTAGCCAAGGAGATGACCATTCAAGCAGAGCAGCTTTCTTATGTAAATGCAGAAGTTAAGAACATATCGCGCCGCTTATCAAAGATTGTGGATGATGAAGGCAAACCAGTGAATACTGATAAGATGGTTGAAATTCAAAGAGATATAGCTACAATATTGGTAAAGCTAGAAAATCTCAGCGATAAACTTAACAAATTAGAAAAAGAGTAATATATGGCAAGCGTTTTCTGTACAAATTGTGGTGGAAAGCATGAGTATGTTGGATTTGCTCCAAACTTTTGTTCAAAATGTGGAAGCCCAATGAATGGGAAAGTTTCAACTCAGCTACAGAAAAGGCCAGCTAGAACTACAAGTTCTGAAGATATAGAGGACGACTCAGAAGACAACACAAGTGTCGATGAACTTCCCGATATCGACAAGCTTGATGTAGAGATCGAAATGGAAGGGGGCTTTAGGGCTTTTAATTTGGAAGATTTATCGCGTAACCCTCAAGCTGGAGCAAGGAAATTCGCTCCAAAAAGAGTTGGTGGGATAGACGGCTTGTCCCCCACCAAATATGGAAGCACCAAAGCGCGAGAAAATTAAATACGAAGATAAGCAAGAAGTTATTGATAGGATTATAGAAAAGCACAGATATATCTGGCAGCTTAAAGCCATTGCTTGGATGGATTACGAAGATGTTGCTCAAATCATCCGTTTTCATATTTCTAAAAAATGGAAAATGTGGAAACAAGATCGCCCACTTGAACCTTGGATTGCGCGCATTACTGTAAATCAGATCAAAAATCTTTTGCGCAATAATTATTCTAATTATGTTCGCCCATGCTTGTCTTGTAAATTCAATATGGGTAACGAACCTCCAGCTTGTTCAATAACCCCAAGCGGCAGACAATGCAGCGAATGCCCTTTGTATAAAAAATGGGAAAAAACAAAGAAGTGCGCATACGATGTTAAACTTTCTGTTTCTATAGAGAATCATTCGGAGTCTATACAGGGTATGAAAGATTTAAACTTTGATGTTTTGTCTAGCGCTCAAAGACTTCACGAAGAAATGAAACATCGTTTGGCCCCTAAACAATACAAAGTTTATTCAAGACTTTATATCGATGGGGCAGATGAAGAAAAAGTTGCGATGGAAATGGGATATAAGACAAACGAAAAGGGCAAAAAAGCTGGTTACAAGCAAATTAAAAATCTTAAGAAACTGTTCAAGCAGGTAGCGACTAAAATTTTACAAGACGAGGATATTTTAGGTGGCCAACAATAAAATAAGTTTCACTGACGAAGATAAAAAAAGGATCATGGAAATTGCTAAGGAGTTTCCAGACCTTAATACTATTACGCGCAAATTTTTTAACGATGAAAATCTTGACGGCAGAACCAAGCAAGGAATTGCGATCAGATCTTTGCTTGCCTCTAATAAAATACAATACAAAACATCTAAATACGAAAAAGTTGGGGAACTCCCTCTCACTCCAGAACAAGAACAGTTCATTGAGGATCAGGCTGGCAACGGCATCTCGGCATTAAGAATTGCGGAGCTTCTTTATCCAGACCGCCCAATCTCTGCAATGGGATTAGAGCATAGAACTGTTGCGGGTCATATTAGAAATTCTGGTTGCGAAAACAATGCGGTATCTGATGACGCAATGTTTGTAAAATATCAAACACCGCGATCAATAGAAAGAGTTATTAATAGAATTAATGAAGCTACAGGAGAGAA